AGTGAGGTGATTCTATTGGCAAATATACAAACAACCATGTCTTTGACCGATAGAGTCACAGGCACTTTAAATAAAATCTATGCGACTATGGAGCGTGTCAAAAATGCAGGTTCTGGCATAGATAAAGCCATGAAGGCTCAAGAGTCCGCTATGAAAAAAGCTGGCGATTCTGGTCAATATTTTGTCAATAAAGCTGGGCGAGTCGTTGATATCAACGGTAGATTTGTCAGCAGTGCAACTTTAGCAGCTGCAGGACTAAAAAAAGAAGAACTGGCTCTAATAGATTTAGGGAATGCTTCGAATAACGCTTCTAACAAATTAAGTAGGTTAGTATCTTTGAAAGGCTTGTTGAAGACCGCTTTAGCTGGTATTGCAGTCGGTGCGATCACCAAGCAAGCTATAGGTATGTCAGACGAGTATGCCAATATGCATGCCCGTTTAGATATGATCCGTGACGGCATGCAGACGACAGAGGAACTACAAAAGTCTATCTATACATCCGCACAGCGCACGGGGTCAGCCTATACAACCATGGCGAACGGTGTCGCTAAGATGAGGATGCAGGCCGGCGATGTTTTCCAAAACAACGGCGAAACAATTGCCTTTTTGGAAACCATGAATAAATCCTTTGTAGTCGGTGGAGCAAGCATTGAAGAACAAAAAAGCGCTATGCTTCAGCTTACGCAGGCTATGGCTAGTGGTAAATTGCAGGGTGATGAGTTACGTTCTCTAGCTGAGACTTCACCAGCCTTAATCCAAGCCATTGCCAATAAACTAGGCGTTAGCCGTGGCGAGGTTAAAAAACTTGGAGCAGACGGGAAGATTACGGCCGACATTGTAAAAACTGCCATGCTGGATGCAAGTGATGCGATTGATCAACAATTCCGAAACATGCCTATGACATGGGGCAGGGCATGGCAGAACTTCCTGAACTTTGTGACCAAGGCGCTTGAGCCAATATCGATTAAGATAAATCAGATAGTGAACTCATCTGCTTTCCAACAGTTTGCCCAGATTGTAGCCACGGTGCTTCAATATGTCGTTCAAGCGGTTATCTTTGCCATGGATATGATTGGGGCTGTTTGGAGTATGTTGGCTCCGATTGCTCAATTTGTCATCAACAACTGGTCTGTGATTCAACCGATTATTATTGCTGTAGCAATCGCTATAGGGACTTATGTAGTTGCGATGAATGCAGCAAGAATAGCAACAGGTTTGTTTAGTATCGCTACAAATGTCGCGAAAGCTGCAATGGCTGGTTTGAATGCAGTTATGGCAATGAATCCAATCATGTTGATTGTTATGGCGGTCATCATTCTGATTGGTCTCTTCTATGCCTTAGTTGCATGGTTTAACAATCTTACTGGTGCTGCCGTATCAGCCACAGGAATCATCATGGGAGCAATATTCGCCCTTGGTATGATGATTTGGGATGTGATTCTCGGGATTATAAACTTTGTTATCTGGGTAATCAATATGATTTTGCAATTTGTTTTTTGGCTTGTGAACGGGATTATAGCAGGAGCTATGATGCTTTATGATTTTATTCTGATGATTATCATTGGTATCTTGGACTTTATCGACTGGTTCGTTACGGGAGCTATTAACCTCTGGAATGAGATGGTATTCTTTTGCCAAACCGCTTGGTATGATATAGCTCAAGGTGGTAGAGGGATGGCGGTCGCTATCGCTGGATTTGTAGACAGCATGGTCAATAGTGTTATCGGTGCAGTCGAGGGCATGATTAACTCTGTTCTGGGTGGCTTTAATAAAATGATTGGCTTCTTGAATGGATTTGGTCTAAATCTGAGCGCTGTTGGAACAGTTTCTCTTGGTCGGACGAATTTTGCCGGTGATATCGCTAACGCCATTGACAGCATGGAAAAACCTGTCAAGAAGACTTTTGACGGTTTGCATCTGGCAGATGGTCTGAAACAACATAAGGCCAGCTTAAGTACTCCACACCTTGAAGCTCCACAAATTGGTTATTTAGAGGGAGGGAGCGTTCTTGGAGCCTTTAATAACGGCTATAAATTCGGCCAAGGGATTGATAAGGCTGTCGGTGGTTTCTTCAAAGGTGCTGGCGATTCCAATGGTGCAGGAAACAATTTCTTGGGCGACCAAGGAAAAACACCTTACGAACTCAGTCCAGCAAGTTCAGTACCTGGACAAGGAGATGGAGGAAAAGGCGGCGGTGGCGGTCACAACCCCACTGGTGGTAAATTGGATAAAGTCGGAAAGATTGAAGATGAAATCAAACTGGACGATGAATACATCAAGTTAATTAAGGACGTTGCGACAATGAAGTGGCAACAGAACTTTATTACCTTGAAACCAGAGATTGTCACCAACATTGACTCCATCAACAACGCTGGTCAGTATGCCAATGTTTTAGATGATTTGAATGCAACGATTGTAGACGCTTTGAATAATGGCGCTGATGGCCTCATGGCTTACTAGGAAGGAGGTAGCAGATGTTTATATTTATTGAAGGCATTAAATTGCCAGTGAATCCGGAAGAAATCAAACTGGAGGACAAACAAGGAATTGAGACAGTCGCTATCATCGATACTGGTAATGTTCCGCTTGTCGGAAATCCAGAGCTTCAATCGATTGAGTTTGAATCCTTTATTCCTAGCGGAAGATACGACGGAAACTACCAACGTAATAGTCGTGTATCTCCAGAATCCTTTGTATCATCTATTCGTAAATTTAAGACGGAAGGCACTCCTATTCAACTCATGATTGGGGGTGCTTTTGGTTCTGCTATTAATGGGAAATTTCTAGTGGAACAATTCGATGTTTCTACCAAGACGGGATATGAAAATGACCTAATTTACAAGATTAAGTTCTTACAATATCGGTCTCACAAACCACGGAAGGTCACCATCAAAGATAAAAAAGCTCTCGAGGCTACTAAAAAGAAACCTCAGGCTAAAGCTACAGAAGAACGTAGTGCCACAACAGAGAAACCTGCTCAAAAAAGCCATACGGTTGTGAGTGGCGATACGCTGTGGGGGATTGCTCAGACCTTTTATGGGGACGGTAGCCGATATACTGAAATTTACGAAGCTAACAAAGATAAAATCAAAGACCCTCATTGGATTTACCCTGGACAGGAGTTTGTAATACCATGATGCAATTATTCTATCAGAACAATAAAACTGGAGATACATGGGATTTAGCAACTGTGTCTGAAAAGGTCGAATTCAAGACAACTAGAAAAGGGTCAGCTTGGAGTGTGGAGATTACTTTGTACAACTCTACAAAAGTAGCCTTTGAATATGGTTCTCCACTTGCTTTTAAGCTAGATGATAAAGAGGTATTCTTTGGTTATTTGACCAAAATCAAGTACGAAAAAGATACCAAAACAACCTTGACCTTCCACGACCAGATAAAGTACTTACTACGCAATATCAACTTTGTTGCCAAGGATAAAAACGTCAATCAAATCGTCTCGGCAATCGCAGGAGATTTTGATTTGAAGATTGGGGAACTAAAAGCCCCAGCCGTGACCTTATCCCCTCAGTTGAAGGAAGATAAGAAAGCTCTGGATATTATCCAAGAAGCCATGGACGAGACCTTGGTACAAAGTGGAGAGTTGCTGGTCTTGTATGACAAGTTCGGCGAGTTGACGCTAACAACTCCAAAAAACCTACCAATCCAGTACATTATCGGAAATGAATCCTTTATGTCTAGTTTTGAGTTTGAAGGTTCGATTGAGGATAGTGCTAATATTGTCCGCTTGATCCAAGAGAACAAAGAAACCAAAAAGAGAGAGGTCTACATCTATCAGGACAGCTACAACATCGGTGCTTGGGGAAAACTCCAGTACATGAAAAAAGTGGATGAGAAAGCGACTGAGGGGCAAATCAAGCAATGGGGCGAAATGCTCTTGAAGATGAAAAACCGACCCAAAGAAACTTTCAGTCTGAAAGCTGATATTGGAAGTATTGACTTCTTAGCAGGTCATGCAGTCTATGTGGATGTTAAGGATATTGAGAAAAAGGGATGGTATGTCATTGAAGAGGCAACTCATTCTTTCAGTGCAGAGAAGCACACGATGGAAATTAAACTATTTATGGCAGGAGGCGAGTAGATGGAAGTAATAGAGAATCTAAAAAAATTGATTAGTAATTTCATTGAAAATCGTCAGTTCGCCAAAATAACAACTGGTGTAGTTTTATCGGTTTCCCCTCTCAAAATTCAATTGACTAATGAATTAATTTTGGATGATTCCATGCTTGCTGTCACATGGACCGATGAAACATTGGATCCTGAATATGTCGGCCAAACCCTTCATCTCATCAGACAAGATGGTGGAGGGTTTTATTATGTCTTGTACAAGAAAATTTTCCACTACAAGCGCAAAGTGAAAGGGGGTTCTGATGAATGAGTACTCCTAAAACAAACTTTTTAAACATCGCTAAAAATGTTGTCGAAGCTAAGAAACAGCCTAGCTTAACACTGGATGAAACCAATATCTTGCTAGAAACAGATGGCATTCATGCTTTGAAGCAATCTATTAGACGTATGCTGACGACTGAACGGTTTATCTATACGATTTATGATCATCGGTACGGTGTAGAGTTAGATGCTCTATTTGGTGGGGATATGGATTATGCCCAGATGGATATTGCACGGCGCATAAAAGAGGCCTTGTATGAAGATGACAGGATTCATGAGGCACATTCTTTTTCTACGAAGGTAAAGAAAGATGAGTTTTATGTGCAGTTCATGGTTGACAGTGATTTTGGAACATTTGAAATGGATTTGGAGGTGAAACGATGATAAAGGTAAAAACATATCCAGAAATTTTAGAGGATATGCTGGCCTTGTTTGATGATAAGTATGACAAAAGACAAGGGTCTGTCTTGTACAATCTAGTTGCGCCTGCAGCTCGAGAAGTTGCTATTCAGTATACGGTCTTAAAATCGTATGAGGAAGTTAACTTTTTAGATACGAGTACAGGAATCTTTCTAACTCGATTATGTAGGCAGTTCGGAGTTGAACGCTTGCCAGCTACGGCATCGGTTCGATTGGTTCAATTCAAGCAGGAAATCCCACTCGGAACCCGTTTCAGTGTGGTTAACAGTGAGTATAATTTCCGTGTCTTAGAACGTCGCTCTGGATTTGAGTATAGTGTAGTAGCTGAACAAGTCGGAAATGCTCCCAATTATGTAAGAGGTCAACTCATTAATATTGACGTATTGAGTGACTTTAAAGGGGCAGAAATCGGTTCTGTCATCGTCGTAGGAGAAGACGAAGAGACGGATAAACAACTCCGTAAGCGGACCATTGAGTACTTGAAAACACCGACTTTAAACGGAAACATTGCCCAATACAAGAAATGGGCCAGCGAGTTTGTTGGTGTTGGTTCTGCTTTGGTAGAGCCACTCTGGAAAGGCGAAAATACAGTACGTGTATCTATCACAGACGCTGACGGTAATGAAGCTAGTTCGGAACTTGTAAATAAGTTCAAGAATTACTTGGATCCTGAACCAAGTGGCCATGGATTGGGCGTGGCACCAATCGGAGCTTATGTGACTGTGCAGTCTGTAAGTGGTTATAACATTCGTATTACTGCAACTATCAAGATTGATGAAGATGTAGATATTGAAACAATCAAGAATGAGGCTAAAACTCAACTTATCAAATACTTACGTGAAGAAGCGTTTGAAGAGAAAGAGGTTCGGAACTATAAAGTTGCCACAATCATTGACAGAATTAATGGAGTTCGAGATGTGGACCGTATTTTGTTGAATGATAGGGAACAAAGTATTGAGCTTTCTACCAACATGCTTCCTAAACTATCGGAGGTAACTATTAATGTCGCACGTTAGATATCGTATGTTATCGGCTTTGCCAGAGGTCCTAGATCCAACAATCAATGATTTATTTGAAACTGAGATTCCAGAATTGGAATTGATTACAGACTTAATCTTTGAAACCAGGCGATTGATGCTGTTACCGGAAGCGACGGAAGACTGGATTGCACGTTGGGAAAAGGCCCTTCAGGTAAAACCGAAAACAATTGATTTGGAAGAGCGAAGGCGGTATCTAATCACTTTAATTTCTTCCAAGATTAAAATCAACTCAGAGAGTTTACAAAAAATTACAAAGAGCTTTACGAATGTCAATAATTTAGTAACGGTCAAGGGTTCGGCGGTACATATCCGATTTTTAGGAGAACTACCGACTGGATATTTGAACCGTTTTTTAAAGTATGTGCGTGAATTGATTCCTGCTCATTTAGGGATCCAATTCTCGGTTGAAGCACCAATGATGAACGCGATTTATATCGGCGCTCATACATTCAGAGACGTTCGTTCAGTTCGATTTGAATAGGAGGAAATAAATGGGATATTTTATCCAGCCTATTGTGACCGATAAAGCAATTAGCGAAACAGCCTTAGCAATTCAGAATAGAGAACCACTGGTTTTTACTCGAATAGCTTTGGGTAGCGGACGGCATCGGACGGATATTAGTAAGAAAAACAATATCGTACAAATTGTTCATTCACTGCAAGTGACACAGTCTTTATCGACGGATGTAGCTGATACGATTCGTCTAACAGCGAGATTTGATAATTCACGGATTGAACGTGAAATGATTGTGAATGAAATCGGTGTATTTGCAAAACGTGGTAATCATGAAGAGTTCATGTACATGTACACTTGGGCAGAACAGGGAGATGTGATTCCTCCCAAAACATCTGCTTACGTATATCGAGATTATGATTTCAACACGACTATTAGTAAGAATAGTCAGATTACCATTCAATACAATGCGACTGACTTGGTTTATGCAACTGTCCCTGAATTGAAAGCGACAGAAAGAAAGCTACAAACCAATATTGATAATCACATTAGAGACACTGCCCGTCACGTTTCTGACCAAGAGCGCACACGCTGGAATGGGAAAGCCGACGCAACCCACCGTCATAAGGTTGCAGACATAGACGGTCTTGAAGCGATTATCGGCAATCAAACAACAAATAAAGCGAATCAAGCAGACCTTACTGCTCACATTCAAAACCAAAACAACCCACACAATGTGACGAAACAACAAGTGGGGCTAGGGAATGTCACGAATGTTGAGCAAGCCAGTAAAGTTGATTTTCAAAATCACTTAAACAATCATAATAACCCTCATAGCGTTACAAAGACACAGGTAGGTTTGGGGAATGTTACGAATGTGGAACAGGCTAGTAAGCAGGAGTTCAACGCTCACGCTACTAATCGCAACAATCCACATAGCGTTACGAAGTACCAAGTTGGTCTGGGTAACGTAGATAACGTCAGACAAGCAAGCTATGAGTCTGTAGAGGATTTGAAGCGTGAATTTCAGGAGCACGAAGATAGATTAAACGCTATCGAGTACATGTTCTTGCAGAATGATTTCACTGCTCCGATTCGTACGGAAGACGGTACAGAACATACCTTGCTGGCTGATGAAAACGGTCATGTGATTGTCGCAGATTGGAAATATAGAATGGAGGTATAATATGGCAGTAATTAGTACACAGACACGGAAAGTAACTGATTTACCACAAACATATCAGGTCAACAATTCGGACAACATCATGATTCATGATGGGCGTGGGTTGAAAAAAGTGTCTGTGCAGACTTTTAAAAACGGAGTGAGTCTAACTCCCACAACCGCAACAGCTGGTTCAAATGGAGTTGTCAGACCTGATAACTCAACGATTACAGTCGATAGCTCGGGTGTTTTACGAGTAAACAGGTCAGCTCTTGGGATTCCAAGCACACCATCCGAAGTAGTCGCTAATAAGCTGATTAACCAAAACGGAAATCAGCAAATGAAGTATTGGTATGGGTCAAAGGCACAGTATAATGCAATTAGCACAAAAGACCCGAACACAATCTATGATGTGTATGAGTAGGTGATATTATGGCTACAAGAGAAGGAATCTATGTCGGAGGGCATGAGATTGTAGAACGATATGTTGGTTCGAGATTGGTGTGGGAGAAGTGGGTGTTTGTAAAACAAATAGACATGTCTGAAGAAGTTTCAATCAGTGGTGGCAGCGGATTAACAGTTTCTTTGGAAAAGGAACGGAATGGATATGGTTATAATACAGGTCGTTGGGGCAATGGTAAGTTAATCATTGCAGGTCGAACAATATTAGTCAAGTCAGCAACAGCAGAAATCTATACTAATAGCTGGAACAACAGGTCTTACTACAAAATTACTTTAGAGTTTTACAATTCAACAGATAAAGATCAATTTTTGTCTAGTCGTAACTATCGTGGTTTTCAATTTTATTCTAAAGAAAAAAAGAGGTAATTTAACATGGAATTTGTATTAGTAAATAAATTTTTTAGAGTTGGCAAGACGGAAGTCTCTATTCAATGTGACAAGCCGTTTACTTTTTTCACTCGTGAACTTGATGGTGACCATTTGGGCGATACGGATGAAACACTTATTGAATCAGTCAAAGAGATTCTACGAACTGAATTAGACCCAACAAGTGCTATCGTTAAGAACCAAGAACAATTGGCTAAAACGACTGCAGCACTTGAACAAGCAAATCAGCTCATGGAAGGCATGCAGAAGGTCAGCTTGCATAATACTGACGATATTGAGGAAATCTTTGCACGTTTGGAAGTGCTTGAGAAACACAATGGAATTGATCATGAGCATGAGGATGACGCAGAGGGACATGAAGAAGTACCTCACGTTGCCGAGGCAGAGACACAACCGGCTGAACCTGCTCCAGTAACTCCACCAGTTCAACCAGAACCCCAACCAGCTACAGAAGTAGCCACAAACGGAGTCCCTAACGTGGTCGTATCTGAACCAACACCAGCGCAACCAACTACTGAACAACCAGTAGCAGAAGCATCGACCCAACCTGCACCAGCAGTAGAACAACCAACAGAAAGCGAGACAGAACATGAAATTCCTACACCGACAAGCGAAGCGAGCACTAGTGAAAACAATGGAGGTAGCAACAATGAGTAAAATTACATTAGACCAAGCTAAAATTGACATGTATATCAACCTGCTTAAACGTGGGGCGATTGACTTTTCATTTGTTAATAAACGCTTCAAAGAGCGTGTGAGAAAAGAACTTGAGCGCCTTGGCTTGAGCCACTTGGCGAACTAGTGAGGTGTTTATGGACGTCTTACAACAGATAGAACATTTCTTCATGAACGTGCTACCATCGGCTTCACCAATTATCATCGCTTGGCTTAGCTACAAATTGCCGAAAAAAGCCAAAGAAGAGACGGAGAAAATCGTCTCGGAACTAACCGATGTTAAGAAACAGATTAAAGATGTCCAGACTACCGCTAAAGATAGCAATTCCAAAATCGATGAAGTGCAAGAAAAATTAAAAATTCACGATAAGGCGCATCTAAATACCATGAAGTTGCGCCTTGACCGTGATATGCGACGGGCTATTAACAGAGGATATACCTCTAGAGATGAATTCTCACTAGTGGAAAGCATGCACAAAAGCTATAAAACTCTAGGAGGTAATGGATACATAGATCGTTTATACTGCGATTTTGAGAAATTGGATATTACGACAGATATCTTAATTGATGATTAGATAGAAAGAGGTTCAGAATGGGTTGTAACAACCACAGAGTTAATACAACCAATTTGGCTCGAATTGATGGTGGCGACCTTATTAAGCAAGGGGATTTGTCTTCTACCTTTGGGTTTGAATTGTTAGACGAGAATTACCGTGTTATGACCTTATTTGAGGGTCAAGATGCGGTTGTTACTCTAACAAAGGGATTACGTAGGTGGAAGACAACTGCTCCCGTCACTAGCCATTCTGTCAATTTTAATTTAGATAGTATTCTCCCAAGTGGAAAATATCGAGTGGAAATCTCGGTTGGAGGGTATATCTTCCCTAGCGATAGAGATACTTATATTGAAATTGAAGACTCAGATAAAGAATTGGTTACGGAAGATGTCTATACTTTGAAGGAGTTGGACATAGAAAAAGAAGTAAAAAAACAACTTGCAGAAAGACCTGCAAGCGAAGGTGGAGCATGTCAGGAAATCCCTGATTTGCTTTTTTATTACAACTTAGGAAAGGTTTAAAACAATGGACACAACAAAATTAACAGCATTCGCACAAGCTGTCGGTGCAGATATCAAGGAAGTGAAGCAAAGCGTTAGCACTAAAGTAGAATCTTCAGCAATGACGCAAGCTATCTCTCAGGCAGTTAATCAAGCTAAATCGGAAGTTAAATCTGAAATCTTGGGTGAGTCAGTACCTGAGAATCTTGATACATTGAAAGAAATTGCAGAAAAAATTACGAACATGGGCCAAGATGAAAACGGTGCGCTTCTTGGCAAAGTAACAGAAGTAAGTGGACGTGTAGACCAGATTGCTAATCTTGATTTAGTTGAGACTTACAATCAAGCGAAAGCGTGAAGCCTATGAATAACCTTGAAAGTCTAGCAACGGAAATCGGTAAGGATATCAAGGATATCAGGACACGCTTTGCGACGAAGCAGGAAATGCAGGAAGCGACTGAGATTGACTATTCTCAGATTGTCACGCATGAAGAACTTGAGGGAAAGCATTATCTGACTGAACATCAGAACATTTCTCATTTAGCGACTAAAGCAGAGGTAGTAACGAAACTAGATAAGGTCGATTTTGATCAGCTAAAACGTGACGTTGTTACGCATGGCGATTTAGCAGGTCGAAACTATCTAACAGAACATCAATCCTTGTCAGGCTATGCCTTGAAATCGGAGTTATACAATGATATCCCAATTAAGGCAAGGATTAGTGCGTTAGAAAACCGTCCATCATTCGATACGCTGACACCGACTCAACGTGATAGATTGAAGGGTGAGAATGGTCATAGCTTAAGTGTCAATGTCCGTATCGAAGGGTCTTATCGAAATGGCGCGACTAGTCAATTGAACCTATTTGCGGATGTATTCTACGATGGCGAAGCGGTCACGAGTGGTTATACTCTTGATTATTACTACCGTGGTTTTGGGAACAATAATTGGGGGGTATTGAGAAATCAGACCCCTGATTCAGCTGGAAAATTTGGAACATGGAGTGCTACCCAGCGCTCTGGCGGTTGGTTCGAAGTCCGTATTGAAGTGAGCTACAGAGGTCTTAAGGCCTCTGGGTTTGCTCATTTGGATAATGTAAACGATGGCCCCAGAGGAGCAGACGGAGCGCCTGGTCAGAACATCATCAACCAACAGGGACAACAAGCACTGAAGTATTGGGCAGGAACACAAGCGCAGTACGATGCTCTTCCAACCAAAGACCCTAACACGATTTATGATATCTTTAAGCAGGTGTAGTTATGAAAGATAGAATAAGGATAATGTTAGGCAATCAGGAGATTGTTAAGCGGTATATTGGCGATAGGTTGGTGTGGAGTGGTGGAGGAGAAATTTTATTAACAATAGAACCAAGTGGTTCTTCCGGTTATAAAGCTACTATATCTTTTTCTCTATCCAATACATTAATCATACCTAACAATTTTGATTATAAACAAATAAAATCTATGCAAGCCGACGATAAACCACCTCTTTCATTACCAGGAATATCTTATCTTTATAATGATGGAAAATATTTTGAAATAACATTCGTCGGAGATGACTCAATAGGGGAAAAAATAGAAAAATACACAAAAAAAGCAAAAATAATTAAATTTTTAAGATAGAAAGGAAAAATATATGATTAACTGGAAACTACGACTACAAAATAAATTCTTTTGGCTGACTGCTATCCCAGCCTTCTTGCTTGTATTACAAGCTGGTGCAGCAGTCTTTGGATATCATCTTGATTTAGGTGATATCGGCAACAAGCTGATTTTGCTTGTCAATGCGGTATTCGTGTTCTTGACTGCTATCGGTTTGGTCAACGACCCGACAACAAGCGGAATTACAGACAGCACACGAGCGCTAGAATACAAGAAACCAAGTGAGGAATAGGTATGGATATCGATACAAGCAGACTACGCACGGATTTGCCGATTGTTGGATTTGAGCCTTTCCGTCAGGTTCACGCCCACTCAACAGGCAACCGAAACTCAACCGCTCAGAACGAGGCGGACTACCATTACAGAAAGGACCCTGAACTAGGGTTCTTTTCTCATGTAGTTGGTAATGGCCGTGTCATGCAGGTAGGGCCTACAAACAACGGATCATACGACGTTGGAGGCGGTTGGAATGCTGAGACCTATGCAGCAGTTGAATTGATTGAAAGCCATTCAACTGAAGAAGAGTTCATGACAGACTATCGTCTTTATATCGAATTGCTACGAAATCTAGCAGATGAAGCAGGTTTGCCAAAAACTCTTGATACGGACGACTTGGAGGGTATCAAAACACATGAATACTGCACCAATAACCAGCCTGATAACAGTAGCGACCACGTTGACCCGTATCCCTATCTTGCTAAATGGGGCGTTAGCCGTGAACAGTTTAAGCGAGATATTGAGAACGGCCTAGGCGCTGAAACAGGCTGGCAGAAAAATGATACAGGCTACTGGTATGTACGCTCAGACGGAAGCTATCCAAAAGACAAGTTTGAGAAAATCAACGGAACTTGGTATTACTTCGACGGATCAGGCTATATGCTTGCAGATCGTTGGAAGAAGCATTCAGATGGTAATTGGTATTACTTTGACCAATCAGGCGAGATGGCCACAGGCTGGAAGAAAATCGCTGAGAAGTGGTACTATTTCGACGTAGAGGGTGCCATGAAGACAGGTTGGGTCAAGTATAAGGATACATGGTACTATCTCGACAGCAAGGGCGGAAACATGGTATCTAATGAATTCGTCAGAGCAGGTCAAGGCTGGTATTACATTAAACCAGACGGCAGCATGGCAGACAAGCCAGAGTTCAGGGTAGAACCAGACGGCTTGATTACGACTAAATAAATAGAAAGGAAACTTTCTAAAATGTTCTTTCACCGCAGGCTTTGGCTTGCGGTTTTTTTGTTGTCTAAAAGGTTGGATTTAAAATCCAAGCTATGAAAATCGAATAAACGCATTTCAAATCCGTAAAATCATCTGCTTGGAGGAGTAGTGGTTTTGTTAAAAACGGTGTTTTGTTAAAAATAAAAACAGTGAATTAGTCACTGATTCTTTTGTAAACTATTAGAAATAAAATGACACTTTCTCAACTATACGGGCAAATATGAGTATGAAAATGAATACGATGATGAATACGATTTAAAAAAATGATAGCAATTAATGAAAATGATTTTAATGGAAAATAAGTAAAAACCCAACTATTGAAAAGCGATGATAACTATTTGTAAACGCTTTTCACTTATGGTATAATAGCTTTGTATTTATTGTATATGAATCTGGAGAAAAAATCAAAGACATTTTTGAAGGATAATATGAGAGCAAGGGAGAATATATGACCGTAGAATGGGAAGAATTTCTAGACCCTTACATTCAAGCTGTTGGTGAGTTAAAGATTAAACTACGTGGTATTCGTAAGCAATATCGTAAGCAAAATAAGCATTCTCCGATTGAGTTTGTGACTGGTCGAGTCAAGCCGATTGAGAGCATCAGGGAAAAAATGGCTCGGCGTGGCATTACTTATGCGACCTTAGAGCACGATTTGCAAGATATTGCTGGTTTGCGTGTGATGGTTCAGTTTGTAGATGACGTCAAGGAAGTGGTGGAGATTTTGCGCAAACGTCAGGACATGCGAATCATACAGGAGCGCGATTATATTACTCATCGAAAAGCATCAGGCTACCGTTCCTATCATGTGGTAGTAGAATATACGGTTGATACCATCAATGGAGCCAAGACAATTTTGGCGGAAATCCAAATTCGTACCTTGGCCATGAATTTTTGGGCAACGATAGAACATTCTCTCAACTACAAGTACCAAGGGGATTTCCCAGAGGAGATAAAGAAGCGACTGGAAATCACGGCCAAGATTGCCCATCAGTTGGATGAAGAAATGGGTAAAATTCGAGATGATATTCAGGAAGCCCAGGCTCTTTTTGATCCTTTGAGTAGAAAATTAAATGACGGTGTAGGAAACAGTGACGATACAGATGAAGAATACAGGTAAACGAATTGACCTGATAGCTAATAGAAAACCACAGAGTCAAAGGGTTTTGTATGAATTGCGAGATCGTTTGAAGAGAAATCAGTTTATACTCAATGATAGCAGTCCGGACATTGTCATTTCCATTGGTGGAGATGGCATGCTCTTGTCGGCCTTTCATAAGTACGAAGACCAACTTGATAAGGTACGCTTTATCGGTCTTCATACTGGACATTTGGGCTTTTATACCGACTATCGTGATTTTGAGTTGGACAAGTTAATGACCAATTTGCAGCTAGATACCGGAGCAAGGGTTTCTTATCCAGTTTTGAATGTGAAGGTTTTTCTTGGAAATGGAGAGGTCAAGATTTTTCGCGCCCTCAACGAAGCCAGCATTCGCAGATCCGATCGAACCATGGTGGCAGATATTGTCATCAATAGTGTTCCCTTTGAACGTTTTCGTGGAGACGGGCTAACAGTTTCGACACCGACTGGTAGTACTGCCTATAACAAGTCGCTTGGCGGTGCTGTTTTACACCCTACCATTGAAGCTTTGCAATTAACGGAAATTGCTAGCCTCAACAATCGGGTCTATCGAACGCTAGGCTCTTCCATTATTGTGCCTAAGAAGGATAAGATTGAACTCATTCCAACAAGAAACGATTACCATACCATTTCGGTGGATAATAGCGTTTATTCTTTTCGTAGTATCGAGCGAATCGAGTATCAAATTGATCATCATAAGATTCACTTTGTCGCGACTCCTAGCCATACCAGCTTCTGGAACCGCGTTAAGGATGCCTTTATCGGCGAGGTGGATGAATGA